CTTCTAATCTTGGAAAGTTTTCGGAGATAATATCAAGGGGTTAAACTCCAAGTGCGATGATGACGGAAGTTAAATAAACGCAACTGCTATAACCGATGAATTGCTATCTTATAAATGGACAATTTCGGGGTTCTCTTTTAGAAATCTTAAAAGGGGTATAGGGGTTGTATGCTTAAAATCTGGAAGTATCCAGTAAAAAACAAATATAATATATATAATAGAAAAATAAAATTTTATTAACATTTATATATATTATAAATACTAGTCGACTAGGATATATATGAAGACATTAACATGGATAGGCATAGTAGCAATCCTTGTTTGTATATGTGGGTTAATTCTGCAATACAAACTAGGGCCTATAGCTTAATCTGGTGAAAGCAATTGTCTTATATACAATCGACTGTGAGTTCAAATCTCACTAGGCCTACATGGTATAATAAATCTATGGCATGGGAACAAGCACTATTAATATTTGGACCAACAACCTTAGTGTTATTGGCTTATTGGATTTTTTGAGGCGGGAAGCTATGGAAAGCTGTACATTTGAACCAAGCAAGAAATGCTCATACTGTGATAAGTATGGATACACAAGTAAAATATTAAAAGATGGTACACTTGTTAGATTATGTGAGATACACATAAGTTGTAGTCAACTAGGATAATTATGAAAAAGAAACTTGGATTTGCGGCAGTGTTTTTAACAACACTATCTTTAGTTGTTGGATTTCTTACATTAAAAAAGGCGGGATTCGAAGATGCATTTAATTTCGACTCTTGGGACGAAGATGAAAAAGAAACATTCGAATCTATATAATTCATTCGTCGTATCGTCGGCTATCTTGCTAGTAATATACTATGCCTTGGTTATTATCACGCTATGAGCTATACTCAATTAAATAAACAAATAGTACAGGAATTGTCCTTGTATATATCTGATTCTAGATATAGAGAGCAGAACTATTATGTAGATGATAATCTTATCGCCTCCGCCGCTCTAGAATGGGTCGTAGACCGTCTTAAGAGCCGATTAGAGGCAAGTTGCTTAAACTTTGAAAGTGGACTATGCAGATTGTGGTATATGGACTCTCATGAGGCATGTATGACGATTATGAGAATATTATACGATTTAACAAATGATGATCTATATAAGCCAGTATTGCAGATTCCTGAATATGATCAAGATGAAATTTGGTAGTTCTCTACCGACGGCGCACTTTTTTCGCACTTATTCGGGGATATAATTAATTCTTCTTTTCTTTTTTAAAGAAACGCTTAAACCAGCCCTCAATTTTTTTTTCCATTTTACCGCCTGCGGATTCATTCTCATAATGGTCTGTTTGAAAGTATGGGCTGTGCATAACTTTGCTAAAATGATCTCTAGTCATATATATATTATACTATAGATGTAATTATTCCATTAGTAACGGTAATTGTTTTACCGTCATTAGATGTAAATGATCCAGTAGCCCCATTAATATTTCTATTAATCCAGTTACCACCATTCCAAACTATTGTGTCTCCTGCCGCTTTATTTGTAAGAACAACATTGTGAATTTCTTCTACCTCAAAACCATTTTGTACCTTAACGAATATCTCGCCGTTGTTTTGGTTTTTCCTGGTTACAATTCCTATAAAAACTAAATGAGCAGGTGCCACTGGTTTATTAGTTAGCCCGTAGATTAAGTTGCCATCTACTCCAAGCCAAACAGGATCTCCAGGATTTGCCCCGTTTGTATTGAGCCCAGCAAGCAAACCTTCAGTAATAACATATCCAATACCATTTTTAGCAAGGCTAGTTTCTAATAACCCCATTGTTTTCGATGAAGTCATTTCTATACCATTACTTGCCCTATTTATAAGCATGTTAGTTCCATCGTTTCCAGTAGACCCAGTTACATAAACAGCCTGACCTTTATTTATAGTTCCATTATAATCGCTTTTAACCAAATGTTTTATTGTAGAAACAAACTCTACTGTTAGCGGGTCAAAAGGCGGTGTAGTTATCCGTATTCTTGGCTGGCTCATCCTAGATCCAATATAAACTTAGCTATTGAAACTCCAGCATCCCCTACTGCAAAAACTCTATCATTTGGAGCAAGCTCAATTGTAAATGATTGTCCAGGATAAAGTTTATGTCCGTAGATAGAATTTGAAACGCTTTCATTGCCAAGATAAGCGAAGCCTTCTGTCATAATATTTTGAATTGACATAACTATTGCAGGATCAATGTTGCCAGATGTAGTTAAATCAACTGGGGTAGAGTTTAAGGATATAATTTCCTGCCTAATCATTCTTCTATTATACCCCTAGACAAGCAAAAATCCCAACCAGAGGCGGATCCGATTGGGACTTGCTGCACTTTCGTGCAAGTATCAGGAGCACGAATGCTACGACTAATACTTACTAATTGTAATATTAGACTTTTTCAAAGTCAAGAGGGATCTTTAAATAATCCTTTTTCAATGATAAAGTCATGCAGGTTAGATAGCATATAAATTAAGCTATTCTGATTTTGCATTACCTGCTGCTCAATAGCCATAAGGTCTACACCATTTGCAACACCCATTGCACGAGTATCATTATTTATTTTTTCCAACATTGCCATTACTACTTTTTCTTTATCCATTTTCATTTTCCTTTACTGGGTTATATGAAGGGCTGGGTCCTAAAAGGTAGCCCTCCTCATGGTAATTTACCATCTTACTAATTTCTTCATCACCGCACACTTTGCTGGCTAAAAGACAAAGAACGTCATATATTCTAGCTAGCATAATATAATTTACCATAGGCAAATTATCTTCTAAATTATTATTTTCTATATTATTGTCCATCTGGTCTACCTAAGTCTTCCCAAAATATTTCTCTTCCCATGTTATCAGTTACTACCATAGGAGTAGATTCGCATTGGCATTCATTTTCGCTACATTTTTTCATTATGATTTACCATCCTTACAATGTCATCATATAATTTAGTTCCTATATTTTTTCTATAATCACACGATAGGCAATATAAAAATATATTATCTTCAGCGTCAAGATTAGAAAGAAGAGAACCTTGATCGATTGGACATTCCATTTTCGATACAAGGCCCTCTTCTGAAAGAGCTATATATTTGGATACGTATTGTATCTTCATATACCTACCTTTCTAATTTTTGAATTCTTTTAAGAATTCTTTATATCTTACCCCATTTAGGGAAGACCATGATGACCAATCAATTCCGCCCTTAGTCATATAATACGTTATCTCTGCGTTAATTACTGGGTCAAACAATAAAATGTTTGACTTTAGATCAAATTTTTCTTTACGATCAATGCCGAGTTCACCCAACATATTAATCTGAAAAATTCCGTAGGAACTGTCTCCAGTTTTCCTGTTACCATTGTAAGCCATAGGTCTAGAATTAGATTCTGCCTTTGCAATAGCCCAAGCCTGTTTAAGGGCTTTTCCTTCAAAGCCAACAGCTGATAGGAGTTCTTTTAGTTCTCCGTCTGTTAGCATCTCAGAAGGCTTGTATACAGTAGTGCTGTACTTCTCTAAGGTTTCTTTCTTTATTTGTACTGTCGATTTAGGTGTTTCCACCCCAATAGCTTGAGATGCTGGCATTACTGGAACAACCGTGTTGTTTCCGAATAGGAATAATGTTATCATTACTATTGCGGTCCAGTGATGGGCAACATCACTAAGCTTTTGTTTTATATTCTCCATTGGCATTTCCTCCTTTAGAGATAACGAACTATAAGAATAGCATTGTCAGTAAGTTACTGTCAAGTCAGTTGACCAGAAAGATTATATGCAAATATCATTTTTTACACCTACAATTAACTTCAAGAACTCTAATGGATATGGTTATGCTGGATCAAATATAGCTACTTCGTTAAAAGAGTTAGGCCATGAGGTTCCATATTCTTATCCAAAAGCTCCAGTACAATTAAATTTTGCTCAGCCAGAACATTTTAAAATGCACAGAGGTCAATATCAAATAGGATATACTCCGTGGGAATCTACAAAAATTCCAGATAAATGGAAAAATATGCTAGATCACTGCGATGAAATTTGGACAACATCAGACTGGTGTGCTAATGTTTTTGAAGATAATGGATATAAAAATATTAAGGTTTATCCACATGGAATACAAGACATATGGAAGCCAAAAAGAAGAAGAGAATCAGATAAGATTAAGTTTCTTCACATTGGAGAACCAGCACCAAGAAAAGCTGGCCAAATGGTGGTGGATGTGTTTGGAGAACTTTATGGAAATAACCCTAAGTATTCTCTTACAATAAAAGCGTATCATCATAATACAACCAGAGTTTATAATAACTACATAGATAAAGAGATAATAGGTTTACCGCAAAATATTTATAATAATGTAAAGGTTATAACAGAAGAACTAAGTGATCTAGAGTTAGTTAGACTATATCATGATCATGATGTTTTAGTGTATCCAAGTTATGGAGAAGGATTTGGTTTTATTCCGCTTCAAGCTCTTGCTACTGGAATGCCAACTATATGTACAGCAAGTTGGGCACATTATGAAAAATACTTAGGGCCATTAAAATTAAAATCAAAGTTAGTGGATTCTCCATGGCCATTTCCACACGAAGGCAAAGTTTTTGAGCCAAACCGTCAACACCTAGTTGAGCTTATGAGAGATGTTGTCTTTAACTTTAATGCATATTCTGGATATTACTATGCTCAGTCAACTAAAATACATGAAGAATATAATTGGTTAGAGTTGACTAAGAACTCTTTTGATCACATATTCAAAAAATTTAGCTAGCCCTAGACTCTTAAAAAAAAGTTTGATACACTTAGGTTTCATTAAAATTTATTAATCCGTAAGGCGGAAGAAGAGGTCACACTTAAAATGTCAAGAACTATTGAAAACCCATATGAAAACTTTATTGCATTGTCTAGATATGCAAGATGGATTCCAGAAGAAAATCGTCGTGAAACATGGGGTGAGACAGTAGATCGCTATTTTGACTTTATGACAAAACATCTTAAAGAAACTAAAGATTATATTCCAGATTCAAAACTTCTTCAAGAAATGAAAGAGGCGGTTTATAATAGAGATGTAATGCCATCAATGAGATCAGTAATGACTGCAGGTGCTGCATTAGATAGAGATCATGTTGCGGGTTATAATTGCTCGTTTGTTCCAGTAGATTCACCACGCTCATTTGACGAAACAATGTATATTCTTATGTGCGGAACAGGCGTAGGGTTCTCTGTTGAATATAAATATGTTAATAAACTTCCTCCCGTTCCAGAAACTTTAGAAAAGTCTACGACTGTAATTACTGTTGAAGATTCAAAGCAGGGTTGGGCTAAAGCATATCGTGAGCTACTTGCATTATTATGGTCAGGACATATTCCTTCTGTTGATGTAAGCAAACTTCGCCCATCTGGTGCTCGACTTAAGACAATGGGCGGAAGATCATCTGGTCCACAGCCACTTATCAACCTATTTGACTTTACTATTTCAAAGTTTAAATCTGCAACAGGACGACAGCTAAAACCAATTGAAGCACATGATATTATGTGTAAGATTGGAGAAATTGTTGTAGTTGGAGGAGTCCGTAGATCAGCAATGATCTCTTTGTCAAATATTAATGACATTGAAATGGCTCAAGCAAAATCTGGGAACTGGTGGGAAAACAATTCACAACGTGCACTTTCAAATAACTCTGTTGCTTACTCACGTAAGCCAGAAATGGAGCAATTTATTGCAGAATGGAAATCTCTTTATGACTCGAAGTCTGGCGAACGTGGAATCTATAATGTTGCGGCAGCGCAGAAGCAGGCAGCGAAGTATGGCCGTAGAGACCCTGAAATCCATTATGGAACAAACCCGTGTTCCGAAATTATTCTCCGTCCTTATCAGTTTTGTAATCTTTCAGAAGTCGTATTACGTGAAAAGGATACAGTTGAGGATATTTCAAATAAAGTACGTCTTGCAACAATTCTTGGAACTTGGCAATCAACGCTAACAGACTTTAAGTATCTTCGTAAAATCTGGAAAGATAACACAGAAGAAGAGCGTTTATTAGGAGTTTCTTTAACTGGACAATTCGGACATAAATTCTTCTCAGGTAAACAAGATATCAAGAAATTAGAAGAAGTTTTAGTTGGACTTCGTGAATACGCAAGAACAATTAATTCAGAAGAGGCTCAGAAGATTGGGATTCAAGAGTCTGCTGCTATCACATGTGTAAAGCCTTCTGGAACAGTTTCCCAATTGGTCGGGGTGTCTTCAGGAATGCATGCATGGCATTCACCATATTATATTCGTACAGTACGTGGCTCAAAAGGAGATCCAATCTCTACATTTTTAAAGGAGGTCGGAATTCCAGTAGAAGATGATGTTATGAAGCCAAACGATACATACGTATTTTCATTTCCAGTTAAGGCACCAGAGGGTGCGATTGTTAGAAATGATTTAACAGCAATAGAGCATTTAAATACTTGGCTTGTTTATCAACGTGCATGGTGTGAGCACAAGCCTTCAATCACTGTATCTGTAAAAGAAGATGAATGGATGGAAGTAGGAGCTTGGGTATACAAGCATTTTGATGAAGTTTCTGGAATCTCATTCTTGCCACACTCTGATCATACTTATAAGCAGGCTCCATACCAAGAAGTTACAAAAGAAGAATACGAAGCAGTTTTAGCACAAATGCCAAAATCGATTCGTTGGGAAGATTTGTCTTTCTACGAAACAGAGGACGGAACTTCTGGAACACAGACCCTTGCCTGTACATCAGATGGCAATTGTGAGATAGTAGATATATCAGCTTAGTGATACAATAGTATTTGGGTTAATACCCAAATTCTCAGGGCACCCTGCCCTGATTGGAGATGATAAATATGGCTAAATTCGATAAAGCCGATTTAAACAAAGATGGGAAAGTTACAATGCAAGAGCAAATTCTAAGCGCATTAGGTACATATGGAAGAGCATTCTTAGCAGCAGCTATGGCTCTATATATGACTGGAAATACAAATCCAAAGGATTTGATCGCAGCAGGCGTAGCCGCAGTTGCCCCAGTTATCCTTAAGGCGCTAAATCCAAACGATAAAAGCTTTGGATTTCAGAACAAATAATCAGTAGATTAGAAATACTCCTGTGCTAAAATTGGTACAGGAGTATTCCTATTTAGGAGACTATGGCAAATGGCAGTACAAAAAAATTTCGAAGTAGATCAAAATGCTACATTTACTTTTCAGGTTCAATACACTGAAGAGGATGCAGTAACACCAATTTCTTTAGTTGGTGCATCAGCAAAGATGCAGATCCGAGATACACCAGGCGGATCTAAGTTAGCAGTTTCATTAACATCACCATCTGGTGGTATCACTATAAATGGTGCAACTGGAACTTTAACAATTAGACTAACTCCAACACAAACAAATAAATTGTTCTACCCAAAATCTGCCTATGATATTATGGTCATCGATTCTGCTGGGAATAAAATTAAACTCCTTGAAGGGTTTATGGCTCTCAAAAGATCGGTGACTATTTAATGAATGAAAAAATAATAGTTACAGAAACTATAAACAATGTTATAGTTTCTTCTCCTGGACCACAAGGTATTCGTGGAAACACAATACTTAATGGAAGCGGAGCTCCATCATCAAATCTTGGAATAACAAACGATTTTTATATAGATAATGTTAGTAAAACTTTCTATGGCCCAAAACTTTCAGATACAACTTGGTCTGGGGCATCATCATTTTCCCTAGTACCTTCAACAGTACCAGATCATACACATACTTATGATGGAGATGTTGTTAGATAGTAAAATTATTAAAAATACATGATATAATTATTATGTACAAAGGCTTTAAATTTAGAGGTAATCATGGCAACCAATTATCCAAACTCTCTGGATACTTTAACAAATCCAAGCGGAACAGATAGTCTTTCTTCTCCGTCACACGCTCAACAACATTCAAATGCTAACGATGCAATCGAAGCTCTTGAGGCTAAAGTTGGAGTTACTGGCTCTTCAGTAACCACATCTCTTGACTACAGAGTAAGCACTCTTGAAGCAGGAGGACAGGTAGGAACAGAACTGGGACTTGCTGGAAACAACGATTCAACAATAAGCGGAATAGAAAACAAAACAGCAATTGATACTTTTTCTAAGTCCCTATATTCAACAGTAAGATATACGCTTCAGATTAAAAAAGACAGTCTTTTTGTATCCGATCAGTTAGACATAGTTAACGATGGAACAGATCTACATGTAAATAGATATGAGATATCATCCAATACAAATAATTCTCTTTATACTGTGCAATTAGAAGAAAATGCAGGTATAATTAGTTTGTCAGTAACACCAACAAGTGGATCTATAACCGCTAGATATTATAGAACCGCCTTAAAAAGTTAAGGCGAAAGGGATAAAAAATGGCAACAGTAGATAAGAATTTTAGAATTAAGAATGGGTTGGTTGTTGAAGGATCAACAGCTACAGTAAATGGATCTAATATCCTTACTGAGAATTCAACAGAGTTCATACAAGATAC